TCAGTAGCAATATCCCCCATACGAGCCTCAATACGAGCAAGCTGACTTTGCTGGACTGAAACTTGTTCAAGTTGTCTTGCCATTGCAGCAGCTTGCTCATGCATTCCCATTCCAATTAGTTCTTCTTGTCGAGCAATTCCAGCAAGTTGAGAATTGTAGATTTCAGCGTTCCGTACCATTTCCTTCTGTTCGATGGTAATAGCTTCTTGAGCCGCTAATGCTGCTCTCAATTGGAATGCGGCAATCTTGGTTTTTCTACCGTAGTTTCCAAGGTTACCTGTTGCCATTTTATCTAGATCAACGCCACTACCTTTTAGCTTCACCAACCGTTGTTCTGCGCTAAGGATACGTGCCTTATTGCTCCAAACGCGAGATTCCATTGCTGCCTCTTGCGCAGGCAAAAGTGCAATCTGCTTGTTGATGCGAAGGCGTTGAGTATCTAGTGCAGCTTGGCGTACAGCAAACTTTCCCATGCCCGTTCCGCCCATTGCAGCATGACGATCTTGAGAGCGTCGTATCTGAAGTTGCTTTGCAAGGAGGCTATCCGCCAAGACAGATTCACGCTGAAGTACCTTTTGTCGCCTTTGTGCAAAGCGAACTTGAGCCGCATCTGCCTTGCCTAGAATGCCAAGACGTTTTTGTGCCGCACTAGCTTCTGCAGCATTAATACGATCTTGCAGGCGAACATACTTTTCTTGGTCACGGAGGATTTGTTTTTGAACCCCCGCCTGTGCTGCATTCATAGTTCGACTTGCGGCATTTAGGCGCATGAGATCTGTACGCAGACGCGCAATGTTGCCAGTCCCGTAGGACTGGATCGAAAGGATCAGACGTAGTTCTCTTGCGCTAAATGCCATTAAATCGCTTCGTCCACTACCTTTATGATGGCAGGACCAAGTCTGATTGTTTCGACCCCGTTGACAAACTTTACGAACAAACGGAGTCGAGTATCTTCGGCAATCAATCCACCAGGACCGGATGCCGAAATATCAACCATACAGTTGATGACCAATCCGGAAGCAATACCCACTGCTCCGGTATATAGAAAACTATCATCATCTTTGACTACATCGTATGTAGGGGAAGTCAAAGAAGAAAGTGTGCCAAGTGCGTCAATGACTGTTGCCGCTACATACTCCTTAGTTCCTTTCGTAAGCAAGATTGCCATTAAATCCTCGCAGTTCTGTCTAGCAAGCTGTAGCGACGTGCGCCCTCTTGCAAGCTAAATCTTGCAGCCGCCGTTGGCAGTGGTACATCGGATGGCGCTGAAGCAATAAGACTGAATCGCTTAAACAGTGTTGGGTCGAGGCGAGCCTCAATCTCAATTTTACCGAGCGGGTATTGCGGATAGAAGCGACTGTCTGTATCTCGGAAAAACTTTTGGTTAGGATCGTGAGCTTTAACTCGGAATACATCCGGTGGTATACTTTCGATCGTCGGAAAGCCAGTAGCAAAAGGATAGGTAATCTTCTGCTCTGGATCATGCGCGACAACCTTTACCTTGAGTCTTTGTGGGACTGGAACGAATAGATCCGCTTTAACTCTAATAGCTCGCGACGATCCAAAGGCTTGCTGACGCTCTACGGCTCTAACAAATGTCTTCTGTTCATTTAGAGTTAGGAGACTCTTCTGAATCGTTGGGATAGCACGTGAAGCTTTATCTGCCTGCTGTCTTTCGGCATGGTGGTCACCAGGTTGAACTGGTGACCACGAAAAGAATCCTCCACCATCATCGAAGCTTTGTGGTGTCCAACTCATTCCTCAAGCCTCTTTTTCAAGCGATCTTCAGCTTCTCTTCGATTTGCAGAACCGCTCTCTGGGACGTGGCTAGCAACTAGTACAGCCTCCATACGAAGTACGTCACCTGCTGGCTGATCGAATAGACCACCCGAATGGGGAAGTACATGAAGTGCTTCCGCCATTCGGGTGATCCTCATCCAACGTCGTACTTCGGAAACTAGTTCGTCTCCGAAAGTTCGTTCGGCTTGTGCGTCTCGTCCTGCGACGAGCCATTCTGCGCAGAGGTAAAATCCGGCGTCGGTTCTTCTTCATTGTTCAGTTCATCGATGTATCGTTCGATCTCTGCACCGATACGAGGATCGAGGAACTTGAAGACTTCAACCGGCTTCCGGAAGTCTAGCGCAACACCATCTTCATTTGTGAGGTTGTGGTCAACAATGCACTTCGGGAACGAGTAGTGATTGGACCACTTGTTAGCGATCTGGACAGACATGGCCGCATCAACTTGACGACCATCGCCACGATCCAAAATCATCTTCGTAGCACCATCACGACGTTCAAGCATTTCGTCGTATGAAAGCTGTCGAAGAGTAACGAAACCGTCCGGAGGAGCCGTCTTAAGCTCCTTCCGGACAGTCTCGGACTTACGAGTAGCAACTGGCATCTTCCTCTCCTTTCATACACTCCGAGCAAGAGTGTATTTATGCCTGTTACGTTATTGAAACAGGCGACTTAACTTCGATCTTGTATCCGTCACCACCAGCAATGCCAATGCCGCGTGCAGTAACGCCTGCCATGATGAGATCTCCAAGACCCGAAAGTCCAAGGTCATACGTCTCATACACAGCGCGATACACCGTCAGTCTAAATGCTTGAGTAGCAGCAGCGAACGAAACTCCACCAATCAACGATTCAAGCTGAATCGCCTTTGTAGTGGTAGCAACGAAGTTGTTGTACTCAGTCTTATCGACGAAGTCGAGTTCGGTCGTGATGTTAATCTCAGTCTCTCCGAACGCAACATACGATGCAGAACGATCTCTACGGATTCTGTTCTGTGCAGCGCCATTGAAGTTGGCCTCAAACTCGAATCCGTTGTAATCGGTAACTGTAGCGAGAGTCGGGGTAAGCGACGACGCCCCTGTAAGAATCGCCGTAGAGTCAGCGCCAAACAGCGAAGGTGCAGACCATGTCGGCGTATGTCCAGCAGAAGTATTGTCCTTCTCACCGATGAGCGTCCCACCCATCTTGAGAATACCACCGTCCATGAAGATTCTCAACGAGCCGATGGTGCAACCCGAGTATGCAAACTCAATATCGTTACGCTCAATCGTAATCGTTGCTGTTCTCTGCACCATGCCCGAAGCTGCAGTAGACGTAGAACCAGCATCCGAAGGAACGAACGAATAAACACCGCCAGCAAACGAAGGCGTATGTCGCGTGCAGAAGAGAAGATACGGCACGAAGTTGACATCGACTTCCATTTCGAATTCGCCTTCGATATGGTAGTAACCTTGCTTCACATCGGAGACGATAGTATCTTCACGAATCTGCGGCGAGTAGTACCGATCTTCCACATAGCGGAAGCTCTCCGAGATAATCGGAATGTAGATACTTGGTGCAACGGCAGTACCCTTTGTAGTCTCAAAGGCAAAGCCCATCCAACCGCTACCAGAAAGTCCAGCAGGCACTAGTTCTCACCCCCTTCCTTATTTTCCTCAATGAGTGCTTCTACTTCATCCGGCTCAAGATTAGCAGCAGGCTCTTCTTTGGCCGGGGGCAATTTACTTGCCTTGCCAACACCTACACGCTCATCATCTGCAAATGCGTCTTCAAGAGACATTCCCTTTTCTTGCTCAAAAGCAGCGACTTGCTCATCGCTAAACTCAACACTACTTCCATTCACTAGCATGCCCAATCCACGAACATGAAGCTCAGTTCCGTCAGGCATGCGGTCGTCTTTCAAACTGACCTTCATGCTCGCCTCCTATGCATCATTGAAGTTCACTTCCACTTCACCATTCCAAATCAGTCTTGTAACGATTACTCCTGATCTTCCTTCTCTTGCAATGCGTCCTGGTATTTCTTGTGATACGAAACCAAAGATGATTCTGTTTGGGTTAGGGTCAGGATTAGCGTCATCCTGTAGTGTGCGGACACCAGGCGAGTGCAAGTACCGGACGATATTGGTTGCAAGCTCCATATCTTCGATCGAACGCTTCGCGTGGGTTGACTCGTAGTTGGCATGATAAATCCAGAACGATACTTCAAACACGACAAGGTATTTCTGAGTGCCATGTATTTCACGAAGCACCGGGCCTTGGTTGATAGTAAGTGCTGGATACTCAGTGAGAAGGTTTTCATCCTGCAATCCCACGAAGTTGAATCCGAACTCTTCCTGCCGCGCACGAAAGCGTGTCTCGAAATCTTTCAGTACCTCTTCTGGTCTTGACCAATATGCCATTAATCATCCGACTCTCGCGAATCTACCGGAAATTCCTCTAGGACGTGCATCGCCTTCCGTTCCAGGCATGAGCCTTTCAAATCTGCTTCCCACTCTTCCGACTCTTGGAGCAACTTTAGCGAGTCCTACTTCTAGCCAAGTTTCAGCAAGCATTACAGCTTCAACCTCAGCTTCGGGTGAAGCACCAACAAATGCCCTTCGTGGAATTCTTTGAGAACCTTGTCCTTCAGGTTGCTCATGGAACACCCAATAGTCGGGAAGCACACTGGTATCGAAAAAGACTCCTTCAGGCGTAGCAGTCCAGGCGTCCTCTGAAACTGCCGCATTACGCAAATCTTCTGTGAGCCTCAAGATTCCAATCTGTGTGGGGGCAGGTTCTTCAAGAGCCTCCCACGGATGTCCATCTGGATCGGTTTCACTTTCAAACCGATCTTCCATGTCGGCAATAAGGTGTTCCTTCAGAGAGGCTGCAAGAACTTCCGTATTCTGTAGGTATCCTTCAAGTGCGCCAAGTTGATAGTTAACCTGGGCAGGCTCAGGATACTTCCAATCGAATCTAAGTCCGGTTGTTGCTGGAAACGAGATAGCTGGCAAGTCGCTCTCGCAGTCTTAGTCTTTGAGGATTAGTAAGGTTGTGCTTCAGTGCTGCTAAATCTGCTATTTCGTGTGCTGTCTTGCGAAGTTCCCGTACCTTGCCAATTGCTTCGGCTTCGGCACGTTGGTACATCTACCAACGCATTCCCATTGTGAACTTCGGTTCACCATCCGAAGCTCTTGGGAAGAAGTAGTCAGTGGAGAATGCTGTCCCGGCACCTTCATCTACATCCTCAAGAATAACGTCACCATCACGAATTGCTTCAAGCATTGCGATGGCTTCGTTATAAAGTCTCTGAGGATATGTTCTATCCCAATCGGGAAGATCCTCAGAGACTTTCTTCGCGTAGTAGAAAGAGGCGACGAGTCGCCCTGCAACTGCCCTAATGTAGCCTGGAGTAGTTGCAGGGCTGACCCATGCGCTCAGCGTGGTGGCCGAAAACACATTCGATAGGAACCCTTTGATCAATCTTTCAACATCGATCTGAAAGAATGCAATCTCCGGGTTCCCATCTGTGGCGGCGAACTTGTCGTTCGGCAGATGAGTCTTTACGTCGTCTAGCGAGGCTAGTGACACCGTCTACCTCGCTAGACTCTCAACAACCTCAAGTTCCGAAACCGCTTCCTCTTCATCCACAGGGGATACAACTCGCGATTCGGAAAGTTCCTGCCTCAAGTAATCAAGGGCAGAACCCTCGAAATTCTTAGGTGCAGGAAACTTCTTGTTGCGAATTGCATTGGACTCGATCATTGCGTTCCAATCTTCGTCCCGAATCCCCTTCAGCTTGTTCTTATCGACCTGCGAGCCGCGATCGATAGAAACATGAACTTCCTTCTCTTCGCCTTCTTTACCTTCCCAATATGAATACTTGATTGGGGACCATGCATAGAAAGCCATCAGTACCATCCTCTCCTAGAAGGCACCAGAGCTAAATGCGTTCTTGATGAGATAGCCAGCGATGTTCGAAACGACCTTAAGGTCGTACTTCATCGACACGCGGACTACATCAGCCTTACGGGACTCTTCACGCCATCTATCGACAGGGCGAATAGAACCGGAAGGATAGACCTGTGCAAACGTCTTACCGAACGTCTGCGTAAGCAGCGAGGGATTAGGCTCAACGATACCGAGCCACACGTCCTTACCCCAGAAGTCAGTAAGCACTTCAGTTGCATCGACGTTATCCGCCGCGTTGTACACGGAGTCAACGTTAATGATGCGACCTTCGAATCCCGTAAGAAGCTGGAATGCGTCGTCCTGAAGCAGTCTGAAGTTCTTGAACCTATCCACGATGCGAGGATGGTTTTCAAGATAGGACATACCCATCGTCGGAATCGCCAACACGTTGGGATACCGACGAGTCGCCTGCCACACCTTACGCATACCAGTAAGAATGTCTGCAACTGGATTCGACGTCGAAGACGTACCACCAGTGTAGTCATCCCACTGTTGCGCACCCGCGAGGGTAACAGTGTGACCAGCAGCGTACTGTGCAGTATCACGAACGATAGTCGAAACCTTCGACTCATGCTTTAGCAGAATCGCACGTGTAGCAAGCTTCGTTGCATCAGCAGCCGGATCGATCTGAAGTGCGCCACCGAACGTTGCATCTGCAAGTCCGCCCTGTGAAGTGAGTTGCTGGTTCTCCTCGTCAAAGACCGGAGCCTGAAGCGAATGCTCAATGGTCTTGTACGAATCTTCACTCCACTTCCTACCATGAATCTCACGTGCGACCATTCCCGGTGCCCTAATGTCTTCGAACTGCAGCCAATCGCTTCTATCGAAAACGCGATACGTACCAGACTGCGAAGACACTGGAGTAATCGGAAACAGTTCCGCTCCATACAGTGCTTGATCCTTATAGCCAACCGAAAGGTTGGTGAGAATAGGATCAGTGTAAAGTAGACTAGGATCGTACATTTACTCTCACCCTCCTTTCTAGCTCACGACACCCGGAAGCGAAAGCATCACAGAAATGCGATCACCCGAGTCACCTGGATTTCCAACACAAACGCCAATAGTACGAGCGCCTGAGTTAGCCTGAACACCAGCACCATTTCCGTCAATAGCAACGTTGTCACCAACGGCAATGGTTGCTGCGGCTTCAAGTTCAACAATGCCCATCATATCCACCGAGACAGTCTTTCCACGCTCGATGTCAGCGGCAGACACGTCAAACTTAGCGACGCCAAGAACTTCGTCGCCTTCTGCCGAAACAGGAGAAACAGTCTCGGCAATTGAAGCATGTGCCTTTACTGCACGATGCTTTGTAATCGCAGCACTAGCAAGAAAACCGCGACCCATGACAAAGTTCGAATCAGCCATCTATATCCTCCTCTCTATCTACCGCTGTGGGACAGCCTTGAGGTAATTCTCGTACAGATCAGGATGCTTCGACTTTGCCATCGTGATGGCAGCTTCATAGTCGAGGTTGTCGTTATCCATCACTTGCTGGACTGCCTCAGAAAATGCCAACTTCGGATCTTCCGAAAATTCCTTCGATCCAGCAGTACGAGACGAACCATGCTCTGCGTAATCAACCACACCATGATTCGCAATCAGATCCAAAACCTTCTTGAGATCTGTGGGCGTAGCAGTCTTAGTCGAGAACGCCTTGAACGCATCACTAATTGCATCGATCACAAGTTCGCTGAAACCAAGCGAAGACTTGTACTCCTGATCGTTGACATTAATCGTGAAGCGACGA